GGTTTCAATTCCGTAAGTGAGTTTGCTGCGGCGGATGAGTTGGGGCAGACATGGACCACGAGCTTTCGTAAAGCTGTGGCGTCGGCTGCTACAACCACGAGTGCGTGGATTGACTACACTTACTTTGCTGGGTCTCCTCCTGCGAACTTCTATGCCTCGACACCAACCACGGCTGCGGTCGTGGAGGCTTCTAGGGGCATATACGTTCCTACCGTCAGTCCAGCTACCCAGCATTTAAAGAACTTGCTACTCATGAGTGCAGCCTCTAGTACGACTTCTACTACCAATGGTAGACAGGAAATCGCTCTGTGCGACTACTTGTTGTACTACCCCTTCATCGACACAGATGCTATTGGTGAGGAGCAGACGATGGATAACACCGTCACGATTCCTCGCTATACCTCTGGACAAGTGGTGGCAGTAGCTCAATCAGCTTCTTCTGCGATTGGACAGTTTACGTTCAATTATACCAATCAAGATGGGGTGGCTGGAAGAGTCTCTCAAAACAACTACACCTTCATTGTTGCTGGTGGTGGACAAGTAGTAGGAGCTAGTGGAGTGGGAGCGACGTACAACCCATTCCTCTATCTACAGACTGGAGATACAGGAGTCCGCTCTATTGAGAGTGTGACATTCAGTGCAGCCGGTGGTGGACTCATGGCACTAGTCATCGTTAAGCCACTACTCAAGACAGTAGTGACACAAGAATGTCGGACAAACAACGCTGCCTTTGGAGCAGCCGATGAGTTCAGTTCACTGATTCATCAAGCAGGAGCACCAAAGATCATCGATGGTGCTGTGCTTGGTTTGTTTGCTGCTGGCTACGCAGGTTCTCTTGCATCGTCAACCTTAGTTGGCGTACTTGATACAGTTTGGAACTAGGAGAAAATAATGGGTTGGACTTCACAAGATGACCTCATCACTCAACTAACAGTCAATGGTAAAGGTGACACGGTTGTCACTACCAAGACTACTCCCGCTACTGGAACGGCTGCTCACTGGGCATTGCTGGCTGGTTATGCTGGTTATCCGCCTGCGGCTACGTTCACGGGTGCGGACCTTACATATATTCCTACGGACGATACTTGGTCTGAAGGAACGATCTATACAGGAGGGAATGTCTCTCCTGCTACCAAACATTTTCTGAGTGCTGGTGCAGCAGTAGTGGCTGCTGCCGGTGCTCCGTGGTATATCATGGCTATCGACTTGGTGGGCTTTGTCCCACTGTCGGGTACCAACGTGTCTACGACTGGTACGAAAACTGTCACGATGACGGCTATTGGTGCTGGTGGTGGTACAGGAGACCGTTACCCCAACGGACAAGGCTTGAGGCTGTTTGTTGCTGCGGATACGGTTCTTGGTGCTAACGCTCCAACGTGTATCATCAACTATCTGGACACGGGTGGTGCTGCTGGAGCTACTACGACGTTCACTTCTACCGCCTCTCTTGGTGTGGGTAGTCTGCTGAACACCGGGGCTGCTGCGAACAAATACAACCCGTTCCTGCCTCTGGCAGCCGGGGACACAGGTGTCAGTGACATTGTGTCGCTGGTGTGGGCGGGAACTGCACACGCTTCTGGAACGGTGATTATCGGACTATGCAAGCCTCTGTGGTGCATCCCTGTTCCGGCTACGGGTCTCTACAGCAAAGTGGATTTTGTGAACGCTCTTCCGTCGATGAGGAAGATTCCTGACGGAGCGAACATCCAATTCCTGATGTTCCAGACTGGTGCTACGACTTCGGCTGCTCCTATTAACGTGGACTTCGACTACGGCTACGGTGGTTAGTCATGGGGATTCTGGCTAACGGATACCAGTATAGTACCGGGGTATTCCAGACGTATGGGGTTACGGCTGTCAATAATGCCTATCCTCATTCTCATATCAGTAACTTTGCACGGACAGGAGCCACTAGGAATATCACTGCTGGAGAAGCAATCACCAGTGAGTTAGTTAGTATTCCTAGTGGTAATCGTCATCCGAATGTGTGGATGATGCCCCAACAGGCAGGTGCTCTAGCATCTCGGAACAATATTACTGGGGAGAGTACTTTCTCTGGTTCTGGTGCGATGGGAGTGAATGCCGAGACCTCGATTACTGGAATTGGGACGCTGACTGGTGTCGGCCAACTGATTATCTCCATGGCAGCCACTCTGGCAGGCTCGGGTACGATTAGTAATGCTGCTGTAGATGCATTCCTTCAGCTTGCTGCGTCACTGACTGGTTCTGGTTCTGTTTCTAGTATTCTGACTGCCATTGGGCACCTAGAATCTGTGTTAGATGGGGAAGGGACTGTAGCTGCTTCGACAACGGCTACTGCCTTGGGAACATTGGCAGCTAGTATCTCGGCTGCTGGAGATGCCCTCACGGCTTCCGCAATTGCTTCTGAAGTGTGGAGTGCTTTAGCTGTCTTGAATAATACAGCAGGTACAATGGGTGAAAAATTAAATGATGCCGGTGGTGCTGCCGATCCTTGGAACGACTCCCGTGCGTTGACTGTAGCGAAATTCTTGGGACTCAAATAGATGGATACTGCACACTTCTTGGCTATTGCTGCAACGTTGTTTAATATTGTTTTTGGTGTCTTGGGGTACCTTATGAGAGACAAAATGGAATCGATGAGTTTACGGCTGAAGGAAGCTGAAGATGCAGTAGTTGAGATCAGAGTCAACTACGCTCACAAGACAGACGTTCATGCCATGAAACAAGAGATTCTCTCTCGCTTTGATAGGTTGGAAGACAAACTCACAAAGGCAAGCTAATGGCTTGGAAACGTGGTCAGTGGCTCGCAGTCTGCGACGTGTGCGGCTGGGAGTTTCTTAGTGGACAACTAAGGAAACGCTGGGATGGTCTCATGGTGGACGATGCGTGCTGGGAGACTCAACACCCACAAGAGTTTATCCGCCCAATCAAAGAATCCACGGTTCCTTGGACTCGGCCTGAACCAGAGGGGATTGACGTAAGTCCTTTCGACTATGTGGAAGACGACTACTACATGATTTACAATTCGGTGACCGGTATTCCCGGCCCCTATACTTCTAGGACAGTCTGATATGGCTACCGTTGTTACCAGAGCTTCTAAAGGCGACACCCTGACTTGGGCAGAGATGGATGCCAACTTCGATAACCTGAATGCAGGGTTGTCGGCACTCACTGTCAACTCCCAATCAGCAGACTATACTCTAGTCTTAGCTGATGCAGGGAAATTCATTCTACATCCCTCGGCGGATACGTCTGCTCGTACTTGGACTATCCCAGCTAACTCCTCTGTGGCGTTCCCGATTGGTACGATGATTACCTTGGTGAACCAGAACGGAGCGGGGGTTATCACCCTTGCAATCACTACAGACACCATGCGTCTTGCTGGTGCCGGAACTACTGGTAGTCGTACTCTAGCAGCCAACGGTATTGCTACAGCAATTAAGATCACTTCTACCGAGTGGATTATCTCGGGAACAGGATTGACGTAATGTCGATGCAGCAAATTCTGTTCGCTGGGTCAAGTACAACGACTGATCCCTATTTTGCGAACGTAGTCTCCCTCATACACTTCGACGGAGCCAACCTACAGGTGGCTCCATATAGCGACGTAGTACGAGGAGCTAGTGCGTGGGCTGATATTGCAGCCAATACGCTCCTAGTAACAGCCATTCAAAAGTTTGGTGCTACTTCTCTGAATACAGGGAACGTTGGTGTATATAATCCAGATCACGCCGACTGGAACTTTGGTAGTGGTGACTACACAGTGGAATGTTGGGTACGTCTAGCTATCGGTGGTCTATTTCAAACAATCTTTGCTCAATGGAACAGTGGTTCTGGTGAGAAGGCTCCATTCCTTTGTTACACCAATGCTAGCAATCAGGTTGTGTTTGGTGCATCTACGACCAATGCTTCGTGGGACTGGCTTCAGACTTCTGCTACCACATTGACACCAGAAGTATGGTACCACGTCGCTATCTGTAGATCAGGAACCACCGTTCGTGGCTTTATCGACGGAGTAGAGGCAGTTACTTCTGGAACCCTGACTGGAGCAGTGGTCAATAATACCACCAACGTAACAATAGGTAACACAGCAGACAATCCTGGTTCCCTCGATCTTCAAGGACATATCGACGAGTTTCGTGCTACTAAGGGGGTGGCTAGATATACATCCAACTTCACTCCGTCCACGACGGCTTTCCCGGATAGTTAACCATGTATGTCTTTCAAGGTGGAATTAATGTAAAGAAGAACTCCACCTTTGGTGGATTTGTTCCGTCTGCATATCCTAGTGGCTACATCGTAGCTGAGATTGGTCATGCAGGCAGTGGTCTATCTGCTAGTACCACTACCGCAGAGACCCTCCTTACGAGCAATATGTATTGGGATGGGACTAACTGGAAGTATGGAGTAACAGACGAAGCTTCGGTCATGTCTCTTGGTTCTGATGGAACCTTCCGCTGGCAGACTGCTCCTTCGGGTACCGCAGGAAACAACGTCTCCTACACACTGCGGATGACGTTAAACAATGGTGGAAACTTGGTTCTAGGTAACTTCACTCCATCTGCTTGGAGTTCTTCGTATAACGGATTTGAACTTGGTGCTGCTGGAAACGGCATGATGAACCAAGTCAACGGAAACAATCTGTGGTTCTTGTGTAATTCCTATTGGGATGGAAGTAACTTCAAGTATGTTACTACCGCCAGAGCTTGGTTGATGACAATGAGTGTGGCGAATGGCAATTATACCATCTACCATAGTGCTTCTGGCACCGCAGGAAATAATATTACCTTACTACCTATTCTGGCTTCGAATGGTACAGGGAATACATGGGCACTGGAGAATGCTAGTAGTCAAACTGGCATTGGTTTTACATTCCCTGCCACACAGACTGCTTCCTCAAATGCCAACACTCTAGATGACTATGAAGAGGGATCAGTTAACCTTTCTAGTGGTACAGCTAACATCACGTTGAACAACCAACTTGCATGTTATTATGCAAAAGTAGGACAACTGGTGTATGCCACAGGATATGTCGAAGTCATCAATAATACTGGTGTTGGAGTCAATGCTATGACCATTAGTGGTCTGCCTTTTACTTGCTCCACTGCATTTTATGGAATGGCTCAGTGCCATTATGATGGAGTACATTTACCTCTCTACGGATATGTCAATGCAGGAACTACCAATGCATTGGTTGCTTGGACCACTAATATTCCGAATGGTGCTACCAGATACTTTATGTATACCTTTGTTTATAGGGCTTCCGCATAATGGCTACTTTTGTTGAACGAGATGTGATTGACGAGATTTCTATCAATCCAGATACAGGTGCAGTTCGTTGGAGAGTGTCTAAGTATGTAGATCGGGATGGTGTCCAGATCAGTCATTCATATCATAGGACCAGTATTGAAGCCAACTATCAAGATTTTCCTAATCCTCCCACAGTGCCCGCCGAAGTAGAGCAGTTTAGGGTCTTGGTTCAGACTCCGGAGAAGATTGCGAAATCAAGAGCGAAAGATACAGAAACCGCGAACAAATTCAAGGATAAATAATGGCAACATCAGGCACCTACACAGAACATCTAAACAACCTCACAGTCATCCAAGGCGCTCTGCGTAAGATCGGGCGTTTGGGTGACTTTGAATCGTTTGCTGACACGGACGTTCGCTACACTTCTTCTCTGCCTGTTCTAAAGGCCATCGTTAAGCATTGGGCACATATTGGTATGCCCTTGTGGACCATAGAAGAATTGTCTATCCCTTTGTCGAACTTCACCACGATTGCTGGCATCACTATTGGTCTCTCTGGAGCCACGGTGACTAACGTCTCTCCGATGAAGATCATTGGGGCGGTGCGTAGGGACTCCACGGAAGGTATCGATGTTGCGATGGAACCATACACTCAAGACGAGTATCTTGGGATTACACAAAAGGATGTTACTGGTGCTCCTCTCCGGTGGACCTATTATCCTGACGATCAATCAGTAGTGCATCCTGAGAAGTCTACCCTGAAGGTGTGGCCTCTCCCGGATAGTTACTGGACTACCAACGGTGCGATCTACATTCGCTACCATCGTCCGTTCCAAGATGTTGGTACCTCTACGCAAGACTTAGACTTCCCTTCTGAATTCCAGAGGGCGATCATCTACACACTGGCCTGTGATCTGGCTCCTGACTATGGACTGGATATCACCAGTCGCACAGCACTCGGCCGAGAACGAGACAAAATCGTAGCGGAAGCTGAGTCGTATCTGACTGAAGAAGGTTCTATTAGGTTCCAACCAGCTAGGCGTCGTTAATGTCATACTCAAAAGCTCCAACACAAGATACCCACAACACTGTGCGTATTCCTGCGCTGGGTTCCCCCATTGCAGTCAGTACAAGAGCTACGAATGTGGCTCCCCAAGTAAATACCCTCAGTTTCCTTGACTGCTATCCTAGACATGAGGCTAAGTGGGGGTCTGATCCAGTAACACGGATCAAGAAGCGTGAGTCTTGGGAAGGCTACACCACGGGCGCGGCCATTCTTGGGGCTGGTCCGATCTGTCACTCCGTCGTGATTACTGAAGAAACCAACCCCTCAATCTATTTCGGAGACACCTCTACCTTCTACGGCACTTCTGTGGGTAGTGGTGGCTGCTTCGTGGTCTCTGCTGGAGTAACTGGAATTGGGAATGCTACTGGTACGCTGGCTGTGGATAGTACCAATACAAAGAAGGTGGTGTACCTAACTACCTCCAACAACCTGTGGACTTGGAACGAAGCTGGCACTGGAGTCACTACGACCAATCTTGCTGGCATCGCGGTCACGGGATATCGAAATATCGTCTTCCTGAATGGGTATCTGTTCGCAGCTACCTCCACTTCTCGTATCTACAACTCGGCTCCGGGTGGCGTCCTGACGACTTGGAATAGCACGGATTATTTATCTCCGGAAATCTTCCCGGATGGTATCGTGTGGCTAGACCTCCATCGCAACCATCTGGTAGCGTTTGGTCCAAACTCCATTGAGTTCTTCTATGATGGTGCCGTTGAGGTAGGTTCTCCGCTAGTTCGTGCAGAGACCTATACTTCCCGCATCGGTATGGTGGACACTGGAACGCAACGTCAAGTGGCCCGGATTAACGACGATCTGTACTTCATTGGACGGAACAACAATAACGTTCGTGGACTGTATCGTCTTCGGGACTTCCGAGTGGAAGAAATCCAGAATGATTATGTTGCCAGTGTTTTGAACTTCATTGATCCGATTAGTGGGTCCAACTACATTTACGCAGTGGACCTTATCATCATCAATGGTGAGCCGCAGATTCTTATCTCGATGGCGCAGACCTATGATCTGGTCTATCATCCGAAAGAGAATGTGTGGTGGATGTTGCGGAATCGGAACGACTACAACATCAATAAAGCAGTGCCCGAAGTCAATTTGGACTTTCCCGGAGCGTACGAAAGGTTTGGTGGGTGTATTTTCCCGTCTACGGGTACCTATGCCAACCAACCACTGATCTTGGCTCGGATTCTGGATGACACTTATACTTGGACAGACAACTATCTCCATATCTATACTCCGGATAACCTTACTACGATTGCCTCAGTTCAAGCTGATATCTACACAGAAGTAATCGATTTTGGAAACAACCACTACAAGAAAATCTCTCGTGTGGATGCAATTGGAGATTATGGAAATAATGTCCTTACCCTGTCCTACAATGGAACCCCAAACTACTCTCAAACCTACACCGCCTGCACCCCAACCAGAACTCCCTCTTCCTTGGGATATGGCAATAATGTTAGTTGGTACAACTTAGGGGCATATCGGAGAATCTCTCTTAAATTGAAGTTGGTTGGCTCTGACGTAGCTTTCCATGAAGGATTCGAGATTGAGTATGATGTAGGAGCTTCCTAATGCCGTTGCAGCCACTTAATCTGCTGAATCCAATTGATGAGGAACAGCAAGCCAAGAACTGGCGGCAGATGGATGCCGGTACCAAGACGATTGTCAAGACGGACCTGACACTGACGTTGGGTCTTGTTGGAACTCCGACTATCGGTACTGGTTACTTCACACTCTATGGACCCATTGTCTTCTATGAGATTCAGATTCTCTTGAATGATGGGGATGGGTGGACTACTTCTTCCATCGTCAGTATGCCCTACTCAGTGTTGACGAATCCAGCTACAGGTCTCCCACTCCTGAAGGGACAGGGGATCGCGTTTAACTCTACGGTGGGTGGCTTGGGTGCAACGATTACTCAACTGTCCCACACCGTAGTTGGCTACCTGTCGTTTGGTGGAGCCTTCACCAACACCACCGGGGCTGACATGAATGTAACATTGCAGGGCTGGTACTACAGGAACTAACGATGATTACTGGTGGCAAAAACTACTGGCAGGAAGATTCTGGAGATTACCAGAACAGTCCGTGGACCGCTATGCGGAATGGTGGCTCTGGCATTGCTGATTCCACCTACCGGCAAAATCCGACGCCATACACCGGACCGGCCTCGACCTACCAACTTCCCACCGGTGGTGGATTTGCTACCACTCAGCAAGGTCAGTCTACCGCTCCGCAGAGTGGAACTCCTACTCCCGCTGCGTGGAAAGACGTTGGTCTGAACTTTGACGGCCAAAACGTCCAACTGCCTACCATCAGTCGATCTGACTTCGAGTGGGTGGATGCTGTGGCTCCCACTTGGCAACAGGGGGATGGGGGAGACTATGGTCAACCCTCTCAATGGGTAGGTGGAACCACGGGTGGTTGGAGATTGAACGAGGCTGCTCGTCAGCGTCTTGGTGACATGTGGACCAAGGACGACCAAACTAGTGTGGCTTGGGACTTTAGCGGTCCTGACTCTGGTAC